ATCTTATATTCTCTGTAGTGCCTGAGCAAGATTCTTTTATTAAGCCACTAAGAAATTATATACTGAGATTGGATACAGCTAAGTCTTCGGCGACTGCAACTGTTGATCGTCAAACCACATCGTTAGAAGTAACTGCGTAACATGTCATTCGAAACACAAAAAGATTATTTTAGACTTGCACCGAACTTTAAAACAAGTTTAGTAAAGCAATTATTACCAGAACATTTTGCAGAAAGCTATCCTTCTCTTGTATCTTTCTTAGAAGGATACTATGAGTTTTTAGATTCAGACGATAACTTTGGAGGTGCCATCAATGAACTCCTTACAATACGAGATGTACAGGATGCTACTCTTAAAAATTTAGATTTAGTGTTTGACGAAATTGCACTTGGTATTTCTTCAGGTCAATTCTTATTTCCAAGAGAAGCATTAATCAACTTCGGTAATTTCTTTCGAGTCAAAGGTTCTTTATATTCAGCCGAAGGATTTTTTCGAGCGTTCTTTAACGAAAACGTAGAAATTACATATCCTAAAGATAGATTGATGCGAGTTGGAGATACATCTCAACAAGGACATATTGGTGCTGAAGCTGATAATCTTTTACAAGATGGTAAGATCCATCAAATCTTTTCAGTATTAATTCGATCACCTATTTCTCTAGTTACATGGGAAACTATGTATCGTAGCTTTGTCCATCCAGCAGGTTTTCACCTTGCAGCTGAAACGGTGCTGGAAGGTATCGGTAGTGTAAAAATCACTACAGCTGAATCTATATTCGATCCCTTTGCTAATACCACAAAAGTGTATGGAAATGCATCAGTTGAATACGGTATACCATTTGCTAGTGCTTCAATACTAATACCTGACGATGGAGATGCAGATAGCGCATCAGAAAGAATTAATCCTTATGTTAAAATGTCTCAGTACTCAGCATTTACAATGGATAGTATTGCATCGTTCTATAGCAATATGGGTGAATGGATGGGCTACGAACTAACTATGGATGATGCAGATTCAGGTGGAGCTGCAATTAGATTTGATCATACACTCAAAACATTTGATCAACAACAATTCCAAACTTATTCATATGGTTCAACCAGTACTGTCTAGAAATCATTATAAATAACACTAATTAGATTGTAGGATATAAAATGGCACAACAAAATGTTAATGTAGGAGCAACCGGTAACGATGGAACCGGAGATGACCTTCGAACCGCTGGCAACAAGATTAATAATAACTTCTCCGAAGTATACGGAGATATTAGTGTTCTAAAAGCTTCTGCCGGTATTGGTGGAAGTGGATTGTCGTTTGATAGTGGCGGTATTCGATTTGAAGGATCTACTGCAGATTCTAATGAAACATTACTTTTAGCTTCTAATCCTACAGCAGATAGAACTATCCTTTTACCAGATAGCTCAGGTACATTAGCAACTGTGTCTAGGATTACACAGATTATCGATAGTGCATATGTATCATTTATTACAGGTACAGCATTTGACTCAGCATCAACTATCACACTAATCAATAATAATTCAATTGACTCTGCAGTTGCGCTTACACTTATTGACAGTGCATATATTCAATTTAGACAAGTGACATCTACATTTGATTCTAATGAAGTAACTGATATCATAGATAGTAGTTATGTAAAAGCATTTACTGATAGTGCATATGTCAAAGGCTTTATTGATTCAAATTACGTGAATTCAGTAGTTAATATTTTAGACTCAGCAATGGTGTTATCAATTGCAGATTCATCGCAGCTTGATTCATCTGATATTATACAAATGATTGACTCATCTTATGCTCAAACAAGAGTGGATGTAGTTAATCTAAGAAACTATACAGTAGCTTCGGCTCCTAATACTCCACCTCATGGTACTTTGATATTCTGCACCAACGGAAACTCCGGTGCACAATGCTTAGCTGTTTATGATAGTAATGGTGATAGTGCCGCCGGCCCAGGATATTTTAGACGTATTGCACTTGGTGCAGAGATTAGTACATAAGGATTAGAAAATGCCAGCAGTTGTAACAGATGCCCTTAAACGACAAATTGCCTCAGACTTTTTTGAGCAATTTACGAGTGATTCGAAAAAGTATTATATTGGTGTAGGTAGATCAGAAATTTGGGATTCAAATGATCTTGTACCGACACCGGTAAATACACCTACAGAGATAAGTGGTTTCCGAGATGGACTACAGTCGGTAAAGAAAGTAACAGGTACTTCACTGGTTGTTCCTCGTAATAACTGGTCTTCTGGTTCAATTTTCTCTCAGTATGATGATCAACAAGGTGGCTATCCAACTAATCCGTATTATGTCATGACAGAAAATAATCAGGTTTATGTTTGTCTTGAAACCGGACGTAATATTCTTGGTGTTGCACAACCGTCATCAGTTGAACCAACTGGATCAAACAATGATTCATTTAGAACAGCCGATGGCTATGTTTGGAAGTTTATCTTTACTGTATCTGCAGAACGCGGTAATGACTTTATGTCTTCTAATTTTATGCCGGTTCAAAAACAAGGTAATACTGATTCCAACTCTACTGGCATTCAATTAAAACAACTAGAAATTCAAAACGCAGCTGTTGCTGGAGAAGTTCTATCATGTATTATTACTGGCGGTGGAGCAGGTTATACAACGAATCCTACAGTAACTATCACTGGTACTGGAACTGGTGCTCTTGTCGATGCGGCTATTGATTCGTCAACTGGCCAACTTGTAAGACTGCGCATGCGAGACTCAGGTGCTTCTGCACAAGTTCAAGGATCTGGTTATACAAGTGCTAATGTAGTAATTACTGGTGGTGGATCACCTACACTAAATGCAACTGCTCGAGCAGTGCTTGGTCCGGACTCTGGTATTGGTAGAGATTCAAGAGAAGATCTTAAGTCGACTTCTATCATGTTCCACGCACCACTCTTAGGAACTGACAGTGATTTTATTACCGATCAAGATTTTAGACAAGTAGGATTGATAAGAGATCCTCTTACAGTAACCGGTTTAATATTTAATGATACAACCGGAAATGCACTTTATAATATGTCTCTTTCATCCACTGTCACATCTTTCACTAAAGATAAAACAATTGAAGGTGCTACTTCTACAGCAAAAGCTTATATAGATAATATTGATTCAAACCGATTATTTTATCACCAAACAGCTGCAACTGGATTTGGCACATTTATACACGGTGAAACAGTAGAAGAAGTTGATGGTGCTGGTGAAGGTGTAATCGATTCCGCAGCAACTTTACCTGAAGTTGATCCTGAAAGTGGAGCAATTCTGTTTATCGATAATAGATCACCAGTAGTAAGAGCAGCTGCTCAGAACGAAGACGTTAAAGTTATTATTCAATTCTAAAGGTATAAAAAATGGCAATCACCCTCAGTAGTACTATATTCCCATCTAAGTATAAAGATGACTTTGCCGATAGTGATGGCTATTATCGCTTGCTATTTAACAGTGGTAGATCATTGCAAGCTCGTGAACTTACACAGATGCAAACAATACTGCAAAAGCAGATTGAAAGACTAGGTTCACATACTTTTAAAGAAGGTTCAGTAGTAAAACCGGCAGAGCAGATTCTTAATAATGCTTATGAATTTGTAAAATTAGATCCTACATCAAATGCTCTGTCAACAAACCCTGCAGATATTAATGGAACAACATTTACTGGCCAGACATCAGGTGTTACAGCTCGAGCAATTGAAGGCGTTCAAGCCTCTGGCACAGATCCAGCCACTGTTTATTTTGCATACACGAATGCACCACTAGCACAATCTGGTACTACTACAGTAAGATTTACTCCGGGCGAAGTAATTACAAACGGCTCTGCTGTTCTCACAGTGCAAATTACAAATACGACTGTAAATCCTGCAGTCGGCCGCGGAACTCGGCTTTCACTTGGTCAAGGTATTTATTATGTCCAAGGTTTCTTTGTATTTGTCGAGCCTCAATCTGCTATTATTTCAAAATATACTGATACTCCTACAGACACTATTGGTTTTACTATTAATGAAAAAGTTATCGATGTAGATGATGACGATGGATTATATGATAATCAAGGTGCCACTCCAAACGTTTCTGCACCGGGTGCTGACCGTTATCAGATTAAACTTACA